GGCATTGTGTGTGATGGATAGGGTGTCATTCCGCCACCCATCATTTGAACGATGCCGCTAGGGCCTCCTCCGAACATTTGTCTGCCTTTCCAATTCATTATGTTAACCCTAACATTTTTTTAAGATCATCTACAAAATCATAATCACTACCTGTTTGACCATACTGAGTCCTTGATCGTGTATCTGGCAACAGCCCTTGTAATGCGTCACCGTACATACCCAGTCTTTGACCTGGTTCTGCGGCTAGGTTAGTGGCTGCGTCAAATTGAGCGCCGTACATAGTGTCTTGTATACCTCTGGCTTGGCTACCCATTTTGCTAAGAGCACTTATTTGATTCATCAGTCCTTCTTGACCCCGCATTCCTAATCCTGCAAAGTTACCGCCCATGGTTCCCATCTGACCGCCAAGCGATCCCAGTCCTTGTCCGAATTGACCAAACTGTCCTCCTAATCCACCTAAACCTTGACCAAAGTTTCCGTACTGTCCGCCTAATTGACCCATTCCTTGTCCGTAGCTACCAAACTGGCTTCCTATTTGACTCAATCCCGTCCCAGCGTTTTGTGCGGCTGCTCTGGCTCCTTCAAAACCTCTTGAACGTATTTTTCCTACTGCCTCCGCGGCTCCACGTCCTAATTGTCTTGATCTTTCGCCTTCCATTAAACGACCACGGGATCCGCCAAACGCGCCTTGCCCTATTTGATCCGCTCTGTCTACCTGACCTTGCCCAATGCCTGCTTCTTTTAAATCTGCTAATGTTTGTTGTACTACGTTGTCTTCGTAAGGATCATAAAATTGTTTTTCTGCGCCCGGAGCGTACATTCCAGCTGCTGCATCTTGATATCCCCCCGCTGTGCCGTACAGACCTGCGCCTTGATCTGTTAAATTAGCTCCTCTGCCGTACATGCCAATACCTGCATTAGTTGCATCCGCTCCTCTGCCGTACATGTCTTGACCTTGTTGCTGAGCACCGTAGCCTCCTTGCATCATTTGAGAACCTTGTTTCATATAATCAGTAAAACCGCCTAAACCAGGAGCCATTCTACGCGCCTGCATTTCATAAGGATCAAGTCCTGCTACTTGTCTAACAGGGACAGGTCTTGGTTTATTGGCAAAATTGAACATAGAGTTCAAATAGCCTTGTCGCATAGCCTGCGCGTACGGTTCTTCGTAAGTCGCTGATGTGTAATTTCCTGCGTAGTTTTGCTCTGCCATTATGTCATCCTTCCTGCGTTTTCTGCTTGGTGCATTAATTTATACAAGTATTCAGGTGTTAAATTTTCCGTTGCTTTTCTTGTCATTACAAACTCTCCAGGCTCTAACATGGCTTGTGTTATGTCTCCTGGTCCGTCCATTATGTTCTCTAAACTGGCTACACCACCTGCTTGCATACCATCTCCAAACAGTTGTGGAGTTTGATTAGGCGTCCTTCTCATGCCCATGCCGTCCATCCTTTCTCCCGGTCCGTCTCTGTACATAGGGTGGGTACTTCCATGTGAATGAAGCTGTGGGTGATTATGAGAAGTTAGCCCACCTGCTTGCATGTACCCCATGTTGTTTCTTACGCTTTGAGGTAAGTTAGGCAGTCCTTTGTTTCCTTGAGGAATAGAAGTTAGCCCTCCTGCTTGCATACCTGGGGGACCTGAATTGGCGTATGCCATACCTGGGAGTAGTGTGTGTTGTGTGTTGGTGTTTTGATAACTAGGCTGTTCTCCGGCTCCACCGTAAGCTTCTTGGCCTTTAGGAATGTACATTTGTTCTTTAGAATCTTTATTTTTTTGGTTCATCAATAGCAATTGCATCAAAGGTGATTCAAGTAGACTACCTAAACCTTGACCAAACTTACCTAGTTTATTACCCTCTCTTTCTTGGCCTCCGCCACCAAAAGCTTTACTTAAAAATTCTGCAAGACCGCCTTTTGATATATCATCATCAAAAGTTTGCTCATAACCTTGTGAGTAATCAAAATAACCGTCGTCTGGTTCTCCACCTTGATCGGCATAACTTATTTCATTATAAAGATCCCAAAATTCTTGGTCGTAAATATTATTATCATCTAGTGTCTGGTTATAAAAATCGGCAAAGTCTGGATCTGACTCTATCATGTCTGAAAAAGCACTGTCTGATACAGACTCTTGCACGTAAGTCTCTGAGTCATCATCCCCAGTCCACCAGTCACTTAAATCTTCTAGCCATTCCCACATAATATTACCTATCTTATCGTTTTTTCTAGTCCGTGTCTTGTTTGTGCGAAGCCCCGAAATAGAAGCTGATTATAGCTGAAGCTAAGCCACCTAAGTAGCCCAACACCAAATTAATTAANGCCTCTGAGTTTTGTTCGGGTGGTTGTAGCGTTACAAGGAATATATAGCCCATAAACCCGCCAACAACAAGTATCCCCATTATTCTGGCTGTCCAGTCTTTGCCAAATTTTCCTCTGGCGTCTTGGATGTCTGCTGTTTCAAGTTTAAAAACATCCACATCGAGTTCTTTCATCTGTAATTCAAAGGCTTGTTCGGCTTTTTTAAGCTCAAGCATTTGTTCAGGAGTAGCTGCTGCTACGGCTTTTTCTATGGCTTTTGGTGTATTAGGAACTCCTAGCACATCAGCTATCATACTGGCTGCCATACCTCCCATTGGTCCACCTAATGCAGTGCCAAGTGTAGGAGCCACAGCACCTACAACATTTTTTAATAATCCACCTAATTTCATATTATTTCTCCACAGGAACAAACAGTCCTTTTTCTATTAATATAGCACGATTTGCCATGTGAGCGTCGTGTACTAACGCTTTATTTTCTGCGTTATACTTAACTGCGTGGCACTCTTTTATCATTAATTCATTAACGTTACGCATTGAACCTTCCTCAAACTCTGCCCAAACTTCAGCAATAACTCTTCCAAACTTACCTTTTGCATCTTTTATTTTAGTTCTTAATACAATCTTTTTTCCTTTAATACTTTCTTTAAGGTAAGCTTTACTGAGCTTACCTCGTGCTTTTTCATCCAAGTCACGAGTCCTCGACTCGGGCGTATCAATAGAAGCCAGACGGACCCTACAAGAATGAAAAATATCGAACCCAAGGTCAATAACAACATCCATAGTGTCACCATCAACCACTCTTTTAACTTTGCAAGTATATTCATACATATCAACATTTCCACCTTCTGCGCGCTTGTCTGATCCTTGAATTAGGATCATTCTTTGTTTTAGCAGAGCTTTTCTTAAGCTGACCCGCAGACCTTGCACAATAAGATTTACGTCGTTTCGCTGCCTTACTTCCTTTTTTTACCTTGCCTGTAACGGCTGTTTTTAACTTAGATCCAGGGTTTGCTTTACGATAAGCGCGCACACCTTTTTTGGTCATGCCCGCGCCACTTTTGGTAGGGCGATAATTAGCGCCTTTGCCTTTAGTGGTTTTTCGTATTGCTTTTTTCCTTTTTCTTTCTGCCATTATCTTTTCTTAGCCGTTTTCTTAGCTCGTTTAAAATTTGCTTTTGTTGGAGCGCCTTTAGTTCCGGGCTTTCTCATTTTTTCTTTTGACCCAGCTTTTATTCTTTTCCTTTTTGCGTGTATGTTTGCGTACAGTCCTTTCTTAGCCATTATGGCCTCCTTAAAGCTTTTTTATAATTAGACACTTTCCCACTTTTCATGGGTTTTCTTTTTATTTGTTTAACTTTAGCTGTCATGAAGCATTTTCTCCTGCAACCTAACGGCTCTATTTCCTACTTGTGTGGCCCATTTACTGTCCATCATTTCTTCTCCAGCGGTTTCAAAATCACCCCCTTCTAAAGCAGCTAAGAATTTTTTAAAGTTCTTTAATCTAGGGCAACCTAAGTTAAAACACATATTAGCAAGAACACGCTGACGTGTCTCGTCTAGCTCTCTCCACCAAGGCATGTTTCTGTCTAATTCGTCGCACACAATGTCTATATCATTGTGTAAACATTCGTTAATTCTTTCGTCGGATACCGGGGTTCCTTCGGGGTGGTCAATCTCTGGATCTGTGTCCAAGATTAAATGACCAACGCCAAACGTAAGAAACCCAAGATGATCTGAGTAGACTTTATTTATGCTTCCTTCATCAATAATAAGTTCTTCTATTAACTTTTCTTTGTCCATTATGTGTACCATTTCTCTATGCCCCAACCATATTTAGGCCCGGTTACATTTATTGTTACGTTACCATCAAGCGTTACCGTTACTTCTCCTACATAAGCTTTTCCCTGCAATCCTACTTCTTCTTCTGTGGATAAGTTGTACCAGTTCGTTCCGTCAAAATACTGTATTGTTTTGCGAGTAGTATTCCAAATAATATCACCAGCATTAAATAAATGTTTATTACGTTCCGTTTCTGTAAACTCTGGTGTTGCACTTGGGTCGAACTTATTAAGACTAAGTTCAACCGTTCGGATCATTTTATTGTAGACATCAGGCTTAACTTCATTAAAAGCAATGGGTAACTTGGTGTTTAGTAATTTTGCCACTATCTACGACCGCTTGGTTTAATATCCATACGAGTATCTCCCAATACCCAACCCACACCTTTTTGTGTAGCAACGTCTGAGTTATCATCATCCGACTCAATTCTAAAAACCATTTGTCGCGCGCGTAGGCGCGTGTCCAGTCTTGTTGTTGTCCCAGTTACGTTTTGCGTTGTGTTGGTTACTAAAGACTCACCGGGGTAGTTTCTGGATTTTAAAACAAAGTTAATTGTTTGGTCTGTTCCACCACTTCCTGTAAATTTAACGTCTGGTATGACTCGACTGATTGAAGAAAAATAATCTCCGTCTTGTATGTCCATGTCGCTGGACTCGATAAAAACGTTAGACATTGCAGAACCATCGTCGTCATTACCTTCTTCATGTCTGTATAAATAACTGGTTGAGCTACTTTTTCCTGTGGCTCTAGGATAATCAACAAGCCCCTCATCAAGCCATGCAAAACGCGCTAACTGGCCTATACTCCACGTTTGATCGTTATAGTTATACGTCACATAGCGGTCTATTTCTGTGCTAGAAGCAGAAGGATAAAACCATCCGACTTCATTAAATTGTTTGTTTAAAAACCCAAAAACTTTATAGGATTGTCCTTCATTTATATCACTAAATATATACCTGTGAACGCTACAAGGAACGGGAGCTACTGTTCCTGCGTAATTATAAAAACCTTTTCTGTCCATCCAAAAAGCTCCACGAGGAGTATTTACAGCGCCTTTTGGACTAATTAATCCTATTCCTTCGTTCATTAAAGTTGTGCCAAATGTGTAAGGAGGCCCTATGAACTGTAAGTTGTACATTGAAGTATCTGTCCACACCAATGTTTCTTGGCCCGCTCTCATTGCCCCAACAATTAAAGACCCGGCGGAAAGTCTAAGAGATCCTGCCGTGTTAGTGGACAACGGTTCCCATTCAACAGCACTTTCTTGGTCACTCCAAGCAATAAGCATTGGGTCAGAAGAAGCCGTTCTAACATTACTGTCATTAATTGGATCTGCTCCAAAACAAATTACGTGTCTGTCTATGTCACTTACTAAGATCTGCAAAGCTACAGTAGGAACTAAATTTGCTCCTGTAAGATCTGAAAAAGCTTTAGCTCTTACGGTAGATCCTCCACTTTCGTCCCAATAATACACACCACCCCCACGAACATTCATTAAAAGATCTTCGCCAAAATTGTCGTGCGACCATAAACGTAATTGATTACTGGAACTTAAAGGAGAAGAACTACCAAACGTACCTGATCCCCAAGTATTTGCTCCCCACCCTGTGCTTTGAACGTACACATCAAGACCTACATTAATTTGATACGATCCGTCTACCCCCGAACCACCATTACCAGAATCACTGGAGTTAGCTGTGACAGTATCGCCGTCCGTATCTTTAGCAGTAAATGTGTAAGTGTTAGAAGAAGGAACTGCTGTTATCTGATATTCTTGGTTTAAAACTGCTGCGGTTACTAAACCTCCTAAAGATACTGCCCCTGAAATAGTAACGAAATCATTAACCACACAACCATGACTAGAGTCTGTAGCAGTTATAGTTGAAGAACCATCGGTTGCCGCAAAAGTAATGCCGTTAGTTGTAGTTGCTCGGATAGGAGTAATGTCATCAAAATTCTCCCCCGTTGAAACGTAATATTTGAAAGTGGTCCCAAGTCCTAAATATTTAGTTCCTTGTATATCAACCCAACCATGTAAAGCTCTACCCGTGCCTAAGTAGCTAGTTTCAGTATCTTTTAGCCAACCACCTATTTTTTCAGGTCTTCCTTGACGAAAACGTACTAAATTACCATTAAACCAACCGCCTTCGTTACTGTAATCAGTACCTTCACGATTGATTCCTGGTTTGAATGTGTATTTGGCGTATGGCATATCTCATTTTAAAAAATTTGCTCAGCTAGTATGGCCCCAGCACTTAATAATAATGTAACTAAAGTGGCTATAACAAAAAACTCAAGACGTTTAATACGACTAATGGTTTCTAACCAACGCTCAGCACAAACCGCTTCGTGTTTATCTAGGTCTGCTGCAACTTCCACGGTGGTCTTTCTGGCCATCTATTTATCTTTAGCCTTGCCTATGTTTAAAGCTAAAAAATCAATCCCTTTATAAAGTTTTGCTAAAAACTTGTCTCCTTTAGGAGTAGGGGTTACGGCAGCTACAAGCGAAG